ACTGCAAAACCTGCATTGATAATAAAATCGCTACGCAAAAAGAATGCATACTGGTGTACACACAAATCTGCATATCAAGGGGGGTGGGAACAAAACTGCTGTTGCTGTGCAACAGGGACCTGTCAATCCTCTACTTTTTGTAACATTACCTTGTTAAGTAACATAACTATTTATTTATAGGTACAGGAGAAAAGTTATGCATAACAGATCGCATAAAATTAAAGAAGTCCAGAGTGTTGGTAAACAGAATTTATTGGACAAGGGTAAGCAGCAGCATATGAAGCAATCAGTAGTCAATGATGCTTACAATAAGAAGTTGCGATTAGCTTTTGGAGCAAGTGCTGGAGATGGAGCAAAAGTAGATCCAAGGTATACGATTAATACTGCTAAGAAATCGATGGGTGCAGGGCTTATAAAAGATATTAAGCGCAAAATGATGAAGCATTTACCAGGACGTACTAAGAAAACTTATTAGGATTAATCATGGCTGGACTTTACGAAAACATTCATAAAAAGCGTAAGAGAATCGAACAGGGATCTGGAGAGAAAATGAGGAAACCTGGAGAAGAAGGTGCTCCTAGTGCAAAGGATTTTAGAGATTCGGAAAAGACTGCAAAGAAAGAAAAACAGAATAAGACGGTTAAGAAG